TATTGAACCAAAGAAGAGTTCCTGGTTCAACAATGACAGTTTCTTTGCCACAGAAATATTGATACCTTCCAAGTATTGAAAGGTGATATCTGTTTCTGCTCAGATAGTATGTTCCTTCATCAATATGAGCCCCAACAATCTCATCAATAGGAAGTGAAAGAAAACCGCATCTATGAATGTCTGCATTCTTGAATTGCTTGCGTATGATCTTTCGGATCTCACTATGATGTGCGTGGGCTGGTGTTTTGATGTTGATCTCCGAGTCTCCAACAAAGTCTTCTTTGGTTTTGACTCCACCCATTATAAGTTGAAGTGCGCTGGTTGGCAAGTCTGCAAATCCTCTATCAACTAAGGATTGAGATCCTTCCAGAGTCTTCTGGTGATCCCAATCCTGTGGATACTTCTTAAGTTGTTCAACTACTTTGCTGACGTTGATTTCAGTTTTAAGAACCTTAATCATGAACCGTAACTAAACTCCTCTCTTGCAATTACATCCAGTTTCTCCATTACTTCTGGAGTGAAGTATGTTTCTGGGTCTTTGTAGATTGCCTTGGCATAGACTTTCTTACCGTCTATTTCATAACGTCCGGCAACGTTCTTCCAAAGTCCGCCAATCTCACCGAGTTCAAGAAGACCATAATATCGATCAAGACCACGCTCATCGTAATAAAGACGTACCGTAACATCTTTGTTCTCCTTACTCAAACGCGACTTTGCTGTCTTAGCTTTAATAAGATTTCCAATGACTTCTGTTCCATCCTTTTCTTTCTTTTTGCTGAGATAGATGATCGTAGACGCTGCATATTTAAGGCCGCTGCCTCCACCCATTTCTTTGGTGGGAACGTAAGATCCGATGACATCATAGGTATGATTGGTGACAATTAGTGGAATTTTTGCTTGACCAAGTTTGAGTGTGAGCATACGAAATGCTCCCTTGACAAGTTGAGATTTAGTCATGTCCCTGACTTGCTTATCGTCTAGAGCATCTCTGATCTCCTTCTCTGTGGAAAGCATACCAAGAGAGTCTAACACAAACATACAGGGTCTGCGCTCTTCTTCAGATTTTTTTAAGTATATGTCTACTGCTTGTAGTGCTTTCTGTCTGAACTGTTCAATCGTAACAACATTGACAACAACCAGTCTGGTTAAGTCAATGCCACGACTTGTAAGAAGAGACTTATTAACTGCTGCTTCAGTGTCAAAGTACAAACAGTAACCGTCAGGATTACTATCCAGAAAATTCTTAACCACAGCGAGACTAAAGAAAGTCTTCCCAGTAGAAGACTCACCAGCAATGGCAGTAATCTTATTCCCAGAAACACCACCAAATATGCTACCTGAGACCAGTGAATTAAAAACGTAAGAACCTGTGTCCACGTAAGTTTCTGTGTCGTCGATGTCTGATGCGAGTTGGGTAAAGTCATCTCCAATCTCTTTTACAATTTCTTTTAAAAAATCCATTAAATAACAAATCCAAATTCTTCGCGGGCTACTTTTTTATATGTATCAGGGTGAGTTTCCCTAATTTTTTTAATTGTATTAATTTTTTGATAGAGTGCAGCATCTCCACCAAGTCTCAACGCACTTACAATAGTTGCAAGTTCTTTATCGTTAATAGGCAGTTCCATTAGGAAAAAAATAGTTCCAGGTTTACAGTTTTTTCTACATTCCATCCAATAGCATCAAGGATGGTTTTTAGAGGTTCAAGAAATGACTTTTCAAATTGTAAGTCGTAGTCAACGTACTTGTCAAGGTTAAGTTCTTTAGGAAACTCTTGAATGAACGATATCACATTCTCATGTATGATATTTGGTTTTTTGAGATAACAAAATTTAATTTTCTCACCATTTTTAATGAGAGAATACTTGTTGTCCAACTTATTCTCTTTAATGTAATGATTAAAAAGAAGTGCTCCCCGACAGTGAATGGGAGTTCCCTTAGAATAAATGTTAGAGAAAGATTTATACTTTACAACATCTGATACTGATCGGGGAAATGAGATTTGTTCTGGCGGAAGTTTTTTGAAGTCTTCACGACACTTATCAATGTAGTGAATAACATCATCTTCAGTGCCAGTCATCATCAAGTTCAAGGCATCCTTAATCATCTTCCTACAAGGTGCCGGTGTAGATGATTTGACTGCTTCAATACCCATCATCTTAAGTTTAGGTTCAGAGTATTGAACTCCTTCACTATTCCACACGTTAAGAATATATCGCTTTTTCGCAGTCCAGATACCACGATCAGCAATGTTCTCACGCTTCATTTGCATTTTTTGGTCATACGCCGATACGTAGTTCGCCAGGTTCTCGTAGCACTGGTCGATGTACGGTTCAAACTTATCTTCGCAGATCTTATCAAGTAATCCCACAATCGCAACCTTGTCGCCAGACTTAGCAGCAAAAAATTTATCAACAAGAGGTCCAAGGTTAAGATAAATTGAATCTGTGTCAGATGCAATTACGTAATCCTCGTCGGTTGTAGACAACAGTTTATTTAGATACTGATTCATTTTACTCTCAATCCAACGGATAGAGACTTGACCAGAAAGCGTAATCGCCTCCGCATTGGCCAGTTTATAGTACCTAAAATACTGATTACCGATAGCACCATAAGCAGAGTTGAGTGAGATCTTCTTAGCCATCTGGATATTATTGCACCGGGCAATCTCTTTCTCCAGTGCCTTAGTAGGTGCCTTCTCATATTCTTGCTTTGCCTGAAGCATTCGTTTCTTAAAGATTACACGGTCCCCATACATCTTCTCCATGAGTTCTGGTAAGAACCCACGAACATCTTTACGGTACATTGCACCATTAGCACATACCGCATTGTTTTTATACAGTTCAAAGTTTATTTCTTCATCAAGGATTCGATCAACCGTAACCGTGGGATGACGTTCCTCAAGGAGTGTCTCTGGGGAAATATTGTACTGCATAATAAGATGAGGGTACAGAGAGTTAAGGTCAAAAGACACAACCCAGTCATACTTTCCCGGAATCGGTTCCTTAACATATGCACCTGCATATTTTTCGTTCTTATCTGAACGAATTTTCGGGGGAATAACAATGTCACGGTTTTTAAGATAATTGTAGATAATATTGTCCCACATGCGGACCTGATAAAACACATCAGCATAGTTGACCTTGGCATCATAAGCCATAGTCAATGCAAGTTCAATGAGTTTCATCTTGTCTTCCAGACGGTCAACAAGTTCTACGTCAACAATATTATACTCAATAAACTTTTGCCACCCTTTAGTATAGAAATCTTTAAAGGTGTCAAACTCAGAGTGATCTAGTTTCTTTTGACCTAACTCCACCTCAGCTATGTAGTCCAGACGATAAGATTCCTGTGCCTTGTATGTAAATTTCTTATACAGATCTAGGTAATCAAGTTGAGTCAGTCCACCAACATCAAAGACAATTTGCTTTCTACCTTGTACATAGATCTCTCCTTCGGTCACAAGACCCCAGTTGGAGAAACGCTTCATCAACTTCTCTCCAAGCACCCTATTGAGGCGTTTGCAGATGTATGGAATATCGAACATCTGAATATTCCAACCAGTCACAACATCAGGAACATCCTGCATCCAATAACTAATAAAATGATTTAGAAGTTCTTGTTCTGTATGGCAATGATGATAGGTTACGTTTTTCTGTTTGTTAAGAAAGGATCTCTGTCCCCAAGTAACAATTTCTTTGGTGGTGTAGTCCTGAATTGTGATTGCAAGAATTTCCTCTGATGCAGATTCTACATCAGGAAATCCATATTCTGCAGTAGTCTCAATATCAAGAGTTACCAGTTTGATTTGGTTAATATCAAACTTAATTTCTTTCTCTGGATACTTTTCAGAAATATATTGATAGATGTATCGATCATTACCATAGATAGCAAATCCATCTACATCATCATACTTTTTATAAAACTCACGACAATCGCGGACACTTCCGGGTTTAATGGGTTCTACTGCTTCGCCACTTAATGTTCGATACTTAGTATCTTTTTTTGATTTAACAAATAGAGTGGGAAAAAATTCATCACGATATTCATATCTTCTCCCATTCTCTACACCACGAACCAGAACCTGATTCCCAATCAATTGAACATTAGTGTAAAACTTCATTCATCCTCATCATTAAAAAATGAACCGTACCGGCCACTGCTGCCAGATTCTCTATTATCCAACATATCCATGATTTCGTCAAACTTTTTAGTTTGATCCATATTCATGAGGATTTCGGATAGTTGCTTTACAACTAATGGTTTTTCGTTTACTGCGGCAGATTTGATTGCAGCACGAATATGTGACTCTGCATCACATAAGTGATCAAGGGTTTGTTTAGATAGTGCCATTAAATCTGACCTTTGTAACTGTCAAGAATTTGTTGCGTTGGTTCAGTAAGAGTTAGAATTTTATCAGAGCTCAGCATAAGAGTATCATCAGGAGTAAATCCTTCTAACCAACGAGTTAGAAATAACTTACCACCCTCTCCTAAGATTACCTCATATGGTTTAACTAATTTACAATCAGGTTCGCCAATATCAGCACCTACTTCTTCAATCTGCGAGATTAATTTTGACTGGTTTGTCAGCACTATCAGTTTGATCGTCTGCACTTGCTTCGTTTCTTGTTGTTCCATCTTTCTTGTAGTTTACAATATCAGTAATGTACATTTGCTTGAGTTTGATCACAGGATCAACCATTGTAATAATCCAGTCCGCAACAACGGGAATAGTTTCCTCTACAGCAAGGGGCATCCAAGGGAAAAGAGAAACTTCATATCCTGCTTTCTTTCTTGGACCTTCACTTTGTTCTGTGAGTAGTTCTGGTTGGCGCATTTTTACAATGCAAGGTTTGTTTAGAAAATATCCAACAACCCTTTTATCATCATCTTCGCCAACAGTCATTTCACTAACATCGGCAATGATGTCTTCACCAGACTTTAACAACATTAATTTAATGGTCATTGTTCTGTTCTTACCTCTAGATATTATAGCATAAAAAAGAGGGGTTGCAACTGGATTTTGCCAGTTTCCCCTCCGTCTGCGACGACGATATACTTTATTTAGAACCAGACTTTTCGTTGATGATGCTCTGGCACAATCCTACCGAGAACAATAGTTAGTAACCCATCCTCAAATTCAACTGATCTAACTTCCGTATCCTCTGCCAATGTCCAAGATCTGGTGAAAGATCGTTGAGCCATTCCTCTGTGGACATAAGTTGTTTCCGATTCTGTATCCTCCCTTTGCCCCTCGACAAAGAGTTTTCCGTCTTGTGTGTAGACATTTACTTCTTTCTTTTTAAATCCTGCAAGCGCAAGTTCTAGTTTCGATTCTACGTTGCTGACCGTTACTAGGTTGAATGGAGGATAATTCTTTGTTGTTTCGTGAAGGGCAAACAACCTATCGAAATATTCGTCCATTCCAATGCTATTCCTATTTATGCGTTCCATCAATGCAGGAAGATCCGCAGCAGTATACCTTGTGAGGTTACCCATATTAGTAGCTCCTTTAAAAGCGAGTTTGTGTTTTGTGGACCCCGAAGGCATCCGATATATTTATAACACAGCAATAAAAAAAGAGGAACGGTAATAACCGAACCTCTTTATATGGTGTTCCGACTTTCGTAGAGACCGCACGAAAGGCCTCAGTCTTATTTAGTTACTTCTTCTTGAGGTTTAGTCTTCTTACCAATATTATATTTGGTCTCTAAAATCCAATCTTGCTTTTCCTTGTATGCAAGAACCTTGATTTGATTAAGAGGTGCAATATC